CATGATTTTACAGCCTCTCATACCGTCCAGTTTCATTCCAATATCGTCCAATGTTACACTCTCAAACATACACATGCTTGTTTTGATGGTATCAACGCCGCAAACCTTTGCTGTCAGTTTGAGCTGTTGGCAAATGTTGGTCTTGGTACTGCAAACATGAGCAGTGTAATGAATGGGACAAAGATGTACACTTTGAACCAGTGTGAATTCACACTTTTGTTTTAGGCAATATATGATGTCCTGTGTATCTTCACTCCACATCCAAGGCAACTTACTCTTTGAATCTTCTCTTTCTACACACAGGCCACTCGAGGACAGACGCCAGATTTCATCCTCGTCGACGAGGCTGCCTTTGTCAATCTCACCTCGATTACCAGTCTCATCCCTTTGATGCTCGTCGCCGGTCGGAAGCAGATCCACATCTCTTCGCACGTTGCGAAATCTTGGATGAACAACGTTGGGGACATCATAGATGAAGCTACTGGGGAACCTGCGTTTCATGTTATTTCCCAGAAATTTAAATGTGCTGCTCACATGCACCTTCCTAGTCTCACTTGCCCCTGCGAAGCAGTGTACTGTCCAAGTCATATAGATATGAACCCGGCAACTCAGGCCCTGCTTAGTTGTGTCGCACCAGGTGGTGAAATGGAGATAACTGGCGGAACAGGTGACCTGGGAGATCTAGTCTCAGAAACAATCACCCCTTTCACAACTGAGACGATTCATAAAATAATGAACAACGTGGTGGACATCACAGATCCTAAGACTGAGGTATCAGCATTTTACATTGCCATCGACCCGACATATAGTTCCGGAAGCTTATCGTCTTTG